ATAGTCTGGATGGATCCCATCTTAAGTTCATATTCCGAAAAACCAGCTTTGACCTGATCTATTGTAAGAGACTTTGCTAAATGCTTTCCCATGTTTACAGCAGAGTTAGTAATATTAGCTAACGCGGTTACCCCGATAACTTCTAACGCGGAAAACTTGCTTTTAACATTGTCCACAGCACTAGAAAGACCGGTAGATTCGAAATCTTTACCGGCCTTATTAAAACTCAAATGCTGTTTTAATTTGTCCAGAACGGTCAACGTTGACTGAACATTTTTTTCAAAGTCCGTATTATCAAATCGCATCTCAACGACGCGACGATCGATACTATCACTCATTTATTAGTTACCTCGTTCCATGCATCGTTTGAGAGTTGTTTAAATATAGGGGCTATTGCAGGATTAATGTAGTCGATTCCTTGAACATACGCACCAGATCGAGTACCATGCCCATATTGTAAAATTACAGCAATCGAAACATTATCATTAATGTTGTCATTACTCCATACAATAGACACGCCGTTTGCGTTTTTTTCGATTTCGTATTTCCATGAAGCTGCAGTTTTACCGGTTTTTTTAGGAGTATGGCTGGCTAAAGCTTCCACTCCTAATTGTCCATATTTATCGAAATCGACCAACGATCCTTTTTTGTTTAATAGTTTATGAAGAAACCTGTCAGTATTTGAATAATCTCCTTTTTGAACAAATGTTATCATCCTTTAGAACCTAGAGCCTTTCTTCGAGCCGCATTAAGTTCACGATTTTGCTTCAGCACTGCATTCTTGTCCATCTTTTTAGGATTATTTTCAATATTACATACTTCGATCAACTTTAATAAACGATTAAGATGCCAATGCTGACACTCCCACGGTATATTCAAAGCTGTCATCCAGTAATATATAAGTTCGCTAGTGACAACACGGTTTGACTTTTTGCGATCGTTACTATTAATTTGCGTAGCGGACATCGGATCTTGAATATAATCATTAATTTTTTGAATCTCTTTTTCCCCTAAATTATTTATTACATTTAGATCGATTTCCTCTTGGCACATACAGCGAATATAATCCTTAACTTCGTCATATGTTTTGTCCGAATTAAGAAAAGGTTTCTTCCATTTCGATTCCCACTTAGATATCGTATAAAGGGAATGCTCGAAATGAATAGTCTGTCCGCTCGTATTAATAAACTGTTGTCGCTCTTCGTCCCAATATTCAGTTTTTAATTCTATCTCGAGCATTCCTATCACCTTATACTAATGTTAAATCTGTATCAGCTGTTGAATTAATGTTTTCTACTGTCGAATTAAGAGACTTAGAAATTACAGAATTTACAAAGTCAGCGGCAGCTTTAGCGTTTGTGGCAAGTTCCATAAAAAGAATATCAAAAGCTTCTGTTTCAGAGAAAGCCTTACTTAACTCTGGAGACTTAACAAAATACTTTCCATCCAGAGATTTCTCGCCATAAGCCTTGGTAATGATAGCCTTTAAAGCTGCAAGTATTTCTTTGCCGTTCTGAGTCTGTATAATCTTAGTAATATAAGCTTCTAAACCACCTTCAGCGGAAAAATTCATTTCAACTAATTCAGTTCTTGTAAGATTGAAATAGAAATCTTCTGTCCTTTCATTACCGTTATAATCGGTATACTTAATTGTCTTTTTAAGCATAGTTGTTTCTCCTTTCGATCAATAATGGGTATTAATTACCGTCTTCTTCTGGTTCAAAGCCAAACAGAGAGAATACTTGTGCAGGTGTAGGAAGCATGGGCTCTGTATCTGCTGTTCCATAAAGCTGGCCCTCGAGCTGCTTAAGCTTGGCTTCAGGTACCTGTGTAGAATCGATGATGATGCAGGAAGTAGGCTTAAAACCACCGGGAACAGCAACGGGTGTTGTAGTAAGTTCCCAGCTGAATGAGATAGCCTCAGGGCTGTCGTTGATTGTCTGATACTGCCTGTCAGAAGGAGAAGCAGTAGCGTTGTAGATCAGGTGAAGCTTGTAACCATAGTCCTCGAACTTTGTATCGTTACCGATAGCGGTTCTGTAGCAAAGACCGAAAGGCTTTCTTACCTGCTGGCCGATCATAACACCCGGAACTACTTCTGCGGAACCATCGCATACGGCGAATTCATCGGGATAAGTATAAGCTTCGATGGTTGCGCCAAACTCTTCTCTGGATCTAAGAGTCAGATACTTTGTGTCATCGGCATAAATGTCGTTAGCATCAGCTCCGGAAGGGCTCTCAGTTACACTTGTAAGTCCATTCCAGGCAACGCCTAAAGGATAAGCCCCATTTTCGTTCTGAGGATAGCAAACTCCCATCCTGACGCCAGTTTCATATAACTTCTTGGATGTTTCATCCCAAACAAGTTTACTCATTTAATTTCCTCCTAAAAATAAATCGTGAATACGAAATGATTAAGATCATCTGCGGTATAGTGTCGATCAAATCGGATGTATGTAAATTCATTTAAAATACGGTCGAAATAAACAGAATCCGGATTCGGATCGATAAGTATTACTTGGTAACATTCGTGATTTTTGTAACGTATGTCGTCGGCGTAACGAATGTCCAATCTTTGTAATTCATAGATGCAACAGGGATACACCATTCTGCTTGAGCCAGGAGTCTGAAAATATATCTTGTTTGAGCCCATAGCTGCTTGTAACCTGTTACGAAATTCAAGCCTTCGGCCCATTGTAAATTCCTCCTATGTCAAGAACGACACGAGGACGTTCCTGGGATATCGATGTGATTCTCCAGGCCACGTCCCCGATCTTTACATATCTCATTGCATATAGGTTTTCTAAAAGGTAGGAGTCGGCTACAATACTGATCTCCTCGTTAATGACGAGATCATCGTTCAAACTATCGGTCTTCTCCCATCTTCTTGAACACCGTACTTTGTCGCCTCTGTATACGCGTTCGACGGCCTCTTGAGTCCAAACGTCGGGAGAAGTTTCTATTTCGTAGACGAAGCCGATAGTTCCTCGAAATTTAGCCATTTTGAATTTTCTCCTCTAAATTAGTTTCAGGACTGGGTTGAGGGGTTTGAGTTATTTCCGGAATTGACAACATTCTCCTCAATTGCTATAGCGGAATAAACTCTTGTAAGAGCTCCAGAACATCTTACTTCCAGTAAGGACTTGAGCTGGTTGAAGTCTATATCGAAATCGGTAAAGTGAGTAAGCTCTCCACCCTTTGTAGCGCCAACAGTGTAGTCAGAGAAGTCACAAAGAATAGCAAGAGGCTTCTTTGTTACTTCGGTGCCCTCAACGGTTACAGTTCTTCTCTTCTTAGACATCTGCTCGCATGTAATAATGGAGTTAACATCGAAAGCGGAAGCAAGATCGGCCTTTGTTCTGTAAAGTCTGTTTCCGTTTCTGTCTCTAGCAAGAAGCATTACATTAAGTTCGTGAGGAGCGATCAGCATATCAAGCTTGCCGCTTCCCCTGTAGTCTTCTCTGGCATAGAGAATAGTAGCAACCATAGCCTCAGATCTTACAAAGTTGTCTCCGAAGTAAGATGCAGTCTCGGTTCCCTGAAGTTCTTCCCTGTAAGTAGCAACGTCAAGATCTCTATGAAGTGTATAAAGTTCATCATCAAGGTATATAGGTCTGATGTGCTCAGGGAAGATCTTATCCTCAGAAGAATCAGGTCTGCCATCACCAAATACGATAGCTGTAGCAAGCTCTTCATTGAGGTTCATCTTGTCAATGTTATACAGGTACTGAACATAATCGAAATCAGTGATGTCAACTACATCGTCTCTGTGAAGCTGAGACTTAACATATACAGTCTGAGGATCGGTTGTTCTTCTAACAAGATTGAAGTTACCGGTAATCTTCTTCTGCTTACCCTTCTGATATCCCCTTGCTCTAAGAGAATCGATTTCACGAATATCAACCTGAGAAGTTCTTACTCTGCTGATAGGGCTCTTGTGAACCTTATTCATTACAGTGTTTACCCAACCCTGATCATTTGTGATAAGTTCGGGAGCACCGGGTCTTACGTCCTTGTATTCAGGGAAGAGCCAAGTAACGTTTCCGTTATGGGTTGTATCCTGATCAAATCCGGAACTTATAGCATCATGCTGAAGCTCCATTCCGTTCATATCGCCATAAGAAGCAAGAGCCATCTGGAAAGTCATTCCGGGCTGCTTAGCAAGTTCAAGAATGCCAGCTTCATCTGCGTGTGTTAAATAATTATCTTCTGTGTAATCGGTTTCAAATACGTTGTGCTTCATCTCTGGTTCTTCGTCCTCCTCATCATCTTCGGCTCCGCCTTCTTCAAGGGCCTGGCCGATCATGTAGTACATAACGTTCTTCTGCTCTTCTGTCATTTCGTCAATAACATCCTTAACAGTCTTTTCTGCCATCTTTTCTTCTCCTTCTTTTTCTTCTTTAGATTCCTTTTCTTCTTCCGGTTCGTCCTCGTCTTTCTTATCTGAGTGGTACAGAACAAGGGGCATATCCTGGTAAATAATGGCATCGTCAAAATCGCCATCATCACTGTGGGAAAGAGTATCTATACAAGCTCCAGGATTAGCAGAAGCCAGAACCAGACTTACTTCTCTGATCGTTCCATGGAGAACATCACCGCCGTTCTGCTTCAACTGATTTGCATAAATGGATAAAGATGCTATGTCGCCGTTGTCCACGAGCTGTTTAGCCCTCTGGCCAGAGTCAGTATTGTTGAAATATCCATAAGCTCTTACGCCGCCCTTAACGTTTTTCAGCAGTGCATGCCCTAAAACGTTTTCGGGTTCGTTGTGCTGATGGTTCCAAACAAGAGGAACTATTTTTCCATCGCAATCAGCAAAAGCATTTTCTTTGATGGTTCTTCCATCGGAACATCTAATATCGCTTTTAGTAGCCCAGCCACTAAAATCATACTTGCTCATCAATGTCCTCCTTTGAAGA